GTATTTTCTATTAAAATCTAACACGCTTTCTGCGTCTAAGATAGCTGCAAAATCTTCAAAAGCTTTAACATTAAATGAAATTAATTGTACTACATCATCTGTAATTTCTTGAGGAAGTTTTGCTCTCAACATTTTATATGTTTCTTCAGGGCTTTCATTCATACCCATTGTACCTGCTGATTCATTCATTGCATTTTCTGATGCACCTTGTCCATACTGAAGATCTATGGATGCATCCGTACCATCATTTTCTGTTATTTGCATAGCTTCAGCATCACCTGCAGTTCCTGGAAAAGATTCAGCTAATTTAGTTCTACCCATTATACCACCTTCAGCTTTTGCTTCTGCAGGTTTAGCCCATAAATTTCCTGTTAATATATCAACATGTTTTCTTCTTTGTGCTTCAACACCTTCTACATCCCCATACTCGTCAATCATTTGGCTAGTCATTGGGTAAGCTGCTTGTGCTGCAGTTACAGCATCTGCGTATGTAAAGTATTTTCCTTTACTAGCAATAGTTTTTAAATCTTCAATTTTTCTCATAGTTGCAGGAGGAATCTGACTTGGATCTCCGCCAGCTTCTTGTAAAGCTGTTGCATACAAAGCATCTGCTTCATTAAAATATTTTCTTTGAGCGTCTATTTCTAGTTCTCTTATACCTAGTTTAGTAATTTCTTTGTCTGCTTCAAATTTTTCATCAGCTATAATTTTAGCTTCTCTAGATTCTAGTCCTTCTAAACTAGCTAATTTTTGTTGGTCAGCTCTGTCTTTTCTTAGGGTTGTAATATTTTTAGCTTGGTCATAACCCATTTGACCTATTGTTTTTGCATCTCCATCTTCATTGTAAGTATTTGAGTACTCACCAAACGATGCAACTATATCATTAAAGTTTTGTCCTTCTGGAGTTCTAAAGATTTCTTCTCTCTCCGTGTTTATAATTTCTCTAGTGTCGTCCCCTGCATATCCTCCAGGACCATCTACTAATCCTCTCTTAGGAGTATCTAAACCAGACGTGATGCCAGTTCCTTGCGCCGAGTAACTTCTGCCACCCATCTTGAACATTGGTCTTTTTAAAATTCTATTATACATTATGCTTGTTCCTTATTTAATCCACCAAGTGTTGTGTACATATTAGCAAAGCCACCAATACCACTCATTATTGGATTAGGTGTAAATTTCTGTGTAGGTGAACCAGGCATTGCTCCAGATACAGAACCATAGATGTTTGAAACATCTGTAATTCTATCTAATGGTAACTGATATGCACTTTGATTAGCTTGTGCAATAGTATTTAATTTAGATTGTTCTAGCATTTGATTTTGTTGACCAACTGCATCTAATGCAGCTAAGTTTTGTTGTTCCATTCCAGGAACAAATTGTGCTAGACCTTGTTGTAATGAACCAAGTCCTAATTGATTTGTCATTGCTTGTTGTCTTAAACCTTGTGCTTGATCAAAACCTTGACCATATAATCCAGCAAGTAATGCCGCTCTATTTCTGTCAGAGTTAGATTGATATTCTGCTTGTTGAACACCTTCTCTACCACCACCGAAAGCACCTGCTGTATACGCTGCGTCTGAAACTGATTGTTGTCCTATTTGTGACTGTCTATCAAAGTCTGCCATAGTAGTATTGATAACTTCATTTTGATAAGGTGACATGAATGATTGATAATCTTGAGAAGGATCAGCTAAACCTTCAGCCGCTGTATTAAACTGAGACATTTGATTTAAATAAGGTTGATAAGATGCAACACCTGACCCACCTGTAAATCCTGTAACCATTCCAGAAGCATCTCTTTGAATATCTCCAAGGCCAGATTGATTAGCTATACCTTGTTGTGCTTGTTGTTGAAATGCTGTTTGACCTGCAACTTGTGGTGTTAGTTTACCAACATCAATAGGAGTCCCTAGTTGCCCGATACCATATTTAAGAATATTTTGACCGTAAGGTTGTAGTGTTGCGCTAGGAAGTAATCCTGCTGTTGAGTATTGGTCTGAGGCTGCCATTATGTCATCATCCTTTTAGCTTGTGGTTGTGCTTCTAATGTTTTCATAGTGTTATACATCTTTTGTGCCCCTTTGTTAATACTTCCTCCACCTGCAGCTCTTACTGCATCGGCTGTAAACACGAATTCGTTTTTAGATAATCTAGCTGGTACATCATCTTTTTTCTCATACTCTCCAATAGGTACAAACCCACCGTTAAATCTATAATCTTTTTCTTTGCCACCAAGATCCATGACGCCTCCTCCGGCTCTCTTGACTCTACCACCTTTAGCGTATCGTGTATCTGTGTACATATCAGGTGCAAAATTTAATAACATCTCTCTGATATTTTCATCATCGTAATCTGAACCGTTTGTTTCAGGAAGTTCCATAGCGTTTAAATTTCCTATTAATTCTATTCTATTCATTTTACTTACATCCATTAATGGGTCTCCAGCTGAATAAGCCATCTTCATAGGTTCTTTTGTTTCTGATACAGCTTCTTCAATACTTACAGTGCCATCCATTACAGGACCTTCACCTAATCTGTAACCAGGTCGACCACCGTTTCTTAAACCTGCTATACCACCTTGATTTAAAGATTGCGAGTAAGCTTCCATGTAAAGATCATATTCTTTTTTTTCCATGTCACCTGATCTACGCATTTCTTCTAACAAAGAAAGAATTATTTTTTCCTTAGATGCTTCATCCATTTTTGCTTCAGTATCTAAACCATCACTTATTATTGCCTTAAGCATAGCTCTATTCTCAGATTCTTGGGGTTCTCTTATAGCTGTAATGTTTTCTTTAAAAGGATTGTCATCTACGTATTCACTCGTTCTCTCTGCAAGATCGCCATCATCAGTTGTACCTAGTTTTCTTTTATACTGATTGTTTTTAATTTTTTCTATAATTTGTTTTAAAGGATTAGTACCATCTTCAAAACCCATTCTTTTTACAACACCAGGTGCTTTTTTTCTAAGTGCTGCTATACCTGCATTAGGTTCACTACCTTTTTCAAACCCCATTCTCTTTACAACTTCTGGTGCTTTTTTTCTAAGTGCTGCTATACCTGGATTAGGTGTGCCATTTCTTAAACCTATAATACCACCATTGGCTGCTAGAGCCGTGAAATTTGTTACGTCTGCTTTAGATGTAGGAACTCCTGTAACTGTCATTGGAGTTAAATTTAAATCTACTGCTGCTTGTGCCTCTTTACCAGCGTCTTTAGCTGCTGTCATGTAATCGTCATAGACACTTTCGTCTAAATCATTTCTACGTTTTTGATCTTTGTAATCAAGATAAGCTTTACCAGCTGAACTAGCAACTTTACCTGTAGTATCAATAATATCCTTATACTCATCGTAGTAATCTTTAGCAGTGTCTACGTATTCTAATACTTTGTCGTACCAAGCCATATTTTTTAATTTCCTTTGAAGATAGTATATATTAAATAAGCAGGGATTTCACCCGAAAGTATTGTTTTACAAAGTTTTTTGTACATAGTCAATCTAGAATATATTAGTTTTTGCACCTAAATCAAAGTGTGCAACAGTTATATTAACGTCTCTACGTATATGTTCTGTCTTAGTATCACTATTAGGATCTTGTACATCAGCTAACGCTTCGGCGTCAGAATTATACTCTGCCTTTGTTATAATATTGGTTAAAGTTATTTCACACTTAGGTGTAATTACTGGTATTTCTTTACCATCAATTGTTTCATATCTTATTGATGCTTCTGTTTCTATAAACGACATTATTTATCCTCTCTGTTTATTTCTAATATTGATGCTATCACAAACAACCTATTGGCGTCTGCAGCGGTTACTTGTAATACTTCATTTTCTAACATAATTAATGGTTCTGTTAATAGCTGTTCTGATGCATTCGCACCTATAGCTTTAACTTTAAACAAAGTAAATTTAGCAGCACTTGCTGCTGGATCACCAGCAAACAAATCTACAGTAATGGTAGTAGCACTGCCATTATCACTACTAACTAAAATAGCTTTTACAATAGCCCTAGAGTTAGAAGGCACTGTATACAAAGTTGCAACGCTATTAGTTGTTAAATCTAATTTTGTATTTTTATATATATTTGCCATATTATCCTAGTCCAAACCAAGTGTATCTCTCAGCATCTTCTTTTAACTGAGTTAAAAATGTAGAGTTTAATTGTTCTACAACTGTAGAAAGAGACCTATTAATTTGTCTTTGGTTATCTTCAGTATATACTTTTTTAGGTTCTGGTAATCTAACTACTATTTTTGTCATTACCTTTGTCCATCTTGTTTTACTTCAGCTCTAAAAGTTCCGTAACGCCAATTTTCCCCTACATCCGTATTTTCTATTTTTAAACTAACGTATCTTCCTCTAGCCCTAGTACTAACAAATGTAGTATTAGAGTCAACAGTAAAAGGACTTAAAGTTGTACTAGCAGAAACAGTTTGAGGATAGTCTGTTACTAACATAGTTAATTTTACTTGATTAACTAAAGTTTTAAAGTCAGGTAAAAATCTACCCATTGAAACCATAAATTGCCCTGGTCCTTCTTGAGTGTTTAGTGCAAAATCAAAAGACTGTATAAATGAAGTTAATGTTGTGGTAGTTCCATCAGGGTTAATTTGATCGGTGCCTGTCTCATGTTCAAAATAAACAGTTTGACCTAAACCAGTAGAGCCAATAATATTTGGAAAAGTTCCTGTAGCTGTATTATTATAAGCTGTAGCATAAGGTTTTGGATAAATTAAAGAATCCAACCATGTAGTTCTTATTGAATTACTGTTAGTTCCTGTGTACCAATTACCCATGGGAATATCTCCACCTTCGCCATAGTTGTGTACTACATATCTATTATTAAAATCTGAACCACTAGTTGGATAATACCAAACAACCTCTGTATATAAATTATTGATACCTGCAAAAACTTGTTGTCCTTTTGTAGTATCAAAATCATCATAGACATAGTCTTCAACACTGCAGGCTAGTGAATTAACTGTACCATCAAACGCAAAGAAACCATTGTTAGACATCCAATAAGCAACACCATCAATTTCAATGGCTGCATTCTTACCTATTAATCCACAGTTAGTACCTACTTGCTCAAAACCAAATGTAAATGGAGCTCCAAGAAATTTCATTGTATACAAAGCATTATCTGTCCACACAAGAATATTTTCCTTAGCTACAATTGAACCTACAATTTTTGTACCATCTTGCAGTCTTTGAGAACCTGCTGTATTAGTAGCTTGAATTGTATATCTGTTTATAGCTTCTTGATCTGAGAATCTAATAAACATGTTGTCTTGAGTTGTAGTATCACCAATAGTTGTTTCTGTTCCAAAATGAATTAAGTGTCTAGTTGTTGGAGAAATTAAAGTAAGTCTAGATGCTGTAGGGTTTCCAACATCTGCTGCAACATCAATTACTGTTTTAAAATCTGGTGTTGTTGTTGATGCACGAGTTATTAACCTTGAAGTAATACCAGAATTCCATGTAAAAGTTTTTCCATTTGCAATAGTTGCAACTAATACTTGACCAAAATTACCTAAAGACCAGAGTCCTGGTTCAAGAGTTACTCCTGACGCTTCTACGGCTGAACCCCATCCTGGAAAATCTGTTGCATCAGTGACTACAGATCCAGTACCATGAGCTTGACCATTTGATGTTCCAGTAGTAGCCGTTCCAAATGCTCCTCTAGTAATACCAGTTAAAGTATTTGTACCTTTTCCTGTATAAGAAATTAATTCATTACCAACTGCTATAGTTCCTGCAGTTGGAAATCCTGTATTAGATACAATATTAATTGTAGTTCCTTGTCCTGCTGTTCCTGCAGTATCCGCAGTTAAAACGCCATTTAAAGCACTGGTCAAGGCTCCAGAAACTATTCCACCAAATTCTCCTATACCAAAACCATAACCATAAGTTTGAGCTGCAGGTCCTACAGTTTCATAAGGTTTAACAATCATAGAACCACCGGTAGATATGGCACTGGTTGCTTGATTTAAAGAATTAATTGTAAAAGTTGTATTAGTGGGTACTGATAATACTTGAAATAGTTTATCTTCAAAATCAGCAGCTGATAATCCTGTACCACTTGGTAAAGTTACTGAATCTAAAACAATCATATCTCCTACAGATAAACCATGTGCTGAAGTAGTTGTAATAGTACAAGTTTTAACTGACGTACTATTTGTTGCTAGTGTGGATGATGTAAAGGTAACCGCTACTCCCGCATTAGTACTACGAAAGGGGGTTATATCAAAAAGTTGTCCTTCAAAATAAAGAAGTAAAAATTTATCTGTACCAATTGCAACATAACGATTGCCTTCTAGATCTACAAAAGCGTGTTGTTGTCGAGCTACACCACATATAGTATCGGTAAGTAATGATGACCAACCACCTACTTTTTCAGGTAGTCCATATCTAAATCTTACGTTATCAGAATCAATCCAACGATTTATAGCACCTACTGGGGTTGTTTGTTTATCTACACCAGGACTAAGAGTAAGTTCAAAGAGAGCCATCTATTGTGCCCCTATGCTGTATTTGTTTTATATGCCCAGCCTCTTGTAGAATCTATAAATACTAAAGTTATGGCTTGACCGTTAATGGCTAATGCTAGATTGTTAGTACCCGAATTAATAGGTTTACCATTTCTATTTACAGTTACGTTGTTAGATCCAAAAGTTCCTCTTGCATCAATAATAACTATTTCATCTCCGATTGCTGGAGCAGCAGGTAAAGTAATTGTAACTGTTGTTTGAGT